CACTGCTGGAACTGTTGCAAAACACCGCGGCCCATGCGCCAGCAAGATCCTGTTGTAGGCTATGACCCGACGTGCTTTGTGTGACTCCAGGCAAGTGGGTCAGTGCCGAAAGATCTAATAGGTGTTTGGGATGAGGCCTGATCACGATGGGTCTTGTTGTAAGTTCACGCAATCGTCGAACTGTGCTATCAGTCCAAGCCGCCATGTCGGTGCCTTTCATGCTCCAACCACCATCACGTTGCAAGCACACTAACACATGATGACCTTGATCACGCCAAGGTCTCAAATCTAGTGCAAGTTTGGACCTGATCTCGTGCCATTTGCTGTCAGTGCTGTTGGTGTTGGCATAGTTGTTGGTGTTGTAAAAAACACCATCTAGGCTATAGCGAAGGAACTGACTGTTGTTGTCTGCAAACTTGAAACAACTGGCATCGATGGGCATGACGTGATGGCCTGTGTGCCGTTGATGGTCAATGGCATTTTGCCGGAGTTGTATGTGCGGGCCACGAATCTTGGTGCCAACCCAGCCTAGAATCACAGCTAATCTACAATCAACTACTTGAGGTTGAGATTGTACCAGCACTCGAGCACCCTGTGCCTGTGCGCCTTGAGCAAAAGCTCGTAACACCTCAACCTTGCGATTGCGGTCAGCGATCCTGGGCAGGCTGGATAGATAAACTACAACATCATACATGATATTTTTTTATGAGTTTGATTGCAGTGCCATCATACATCTCTTTTTTTGTAAACTGACTGTAAGTCAGCGCACACAACCAATCTCCTATAGGGCCACGATACAAGTCATTGATCTGAGACAAGTCGTTGCGTGCCACAGCACTGGAAATGTGACGACCCAAGGTTATCACAGGTATGCCCAACCATATGGCTTCGATGGCAGCCGCACTGCTGTCACTGATAACACAATACACGTCTTTGTCGTTCCGCAAATCTTCAAACACGCTGGTACGTGTTTTTCTTGACAGTTGTTTTTTCCTCCACTCAATGGGTCGATCTGTGTGCTGTCTAATTTCTTTTTTGACCTGTTGTTGCCAGATTTCTTGATTTGAGCCCAGGATCCGATGGTAGTTGTCACTGGCACATACCACAACAATACGAGAACCTTCTCGTTGCCAGGGCACAGGCATGCTGGGCAATAGACCCAGACGATCTGCAGGAAAATAGCCACTGGGTGTATTGACATGCAAGTGATCTTGCACCAACCTGTGCCAGAGTTTTTTACTGGTCAGGAAGTTGGTATAGCCCGAATCAATGAACCAAAAAGGCAAGCTGTTGGCCAATCTATGTTTCAACAGGCCTTCGTTGTTGATGATGTTTCTAATGATCACCGGCTGGTCGTCGGGCACTGGGTCTCCGGAAATGGTCCAGACCGGTTGATCGGTCAGTTGTTGTCCCAAAGTTTTGACAAAGTTTTTTGTGCCACTGGCCGTATAGGCATCTACCAGATGTTGACGATCAATGTCCAGCCGGTCATAGTTTTGGTCCAACCAGGTTATCAAAGGTCGATACTGGAGTTTGTATTGGGTTACTATGACATCTTTGTAGGCTTCAAGGTCCTGCCTGAGGTTTGCATTAACAGTGTTGAAATCAATGTCTATTAGACCAGACTTGACCCAGCGTTTGCGGCATTTGTCAAGATAGGTAGTAGTATTAGGCCACTCAGGCTCGATCTTTTTCAAGTGTCGTGCCAGCATGCGTTTGGCCAATTCGGACAAGACTTCGTCACGGTTCAGCACCAGATACATGTCACCATCCCATGATCAAATCGTGTTTGACCTGCCGCAATAATCGTGCTCCCCAACTTTTTAGCAGTTCCACGGCTTCGCCGTTGTCGACTATACCAGTGTCTTTGTGGAATTTTTGTTCAACCACTATGACAGGTCGACAGGACTTGATATAGTTTTCACCACCTACAATAATATTGTACTCATAGCCTTCACAGTCTATTTTGATATAATCAGTTGCGGGCAGATCCATGCTATCTAACGTTTTCATTTGTATTTTGCCAAGACCAAAACTAGCAGGATCCACGTGACTGTGCCCTGTATTTTCTGGTGTGATGATCATGTCAATCATGCTATTTTCTACGCCCAACGCACAATCATGAATTTTTAGATTTGTAGCCGGAACATTTTTGCGCAGGCAATCTCTAAAATCGGCCACGGGCTCAATGGCATGCACTTGTTGGAAAAACTGGCAAAGATCTCGAGTCCATAGGCCCACATTGGCACCTATGTCTATGGCCACATCGTGTTTTTTACAATAAGGAATGCTGGCTCGACGCACAGGTTCTTGATATACTGCTTGATTGCCCTTGGCAATATTTCTGGACAACATTTCTGCAAAATGTGTGTCTTGGTCTGGAAACCACCAGCGATGTGACTGATACATGCTAACCTTTGTCCAGATTAAAATTTACTTTGCCCTGGGTTCGAACTCGTTGCCAATAAGGGTGGTCTGGATGACTCACTACTTCTTTGGGCTTACTGTGTCCGTAATTTTTTCTATCACCTTTGACATGATCCATGTAGAGGCCCAGCTCGCTGTTGATAAAAGGATGCCCGGCCAGACCTTTGTCGTTGTAGCTAGGATTTAAATTATAAAATTCATTGGTATCTTTGTATTTTTTCCTTACTACATCCCAGATATAACTGTCATGCCATTCGCGCTCGTCGAAGATACGATCAGTATTGTACATGCCCACAAAGTCGGCTATAAAGTTCCTGGTCTCTGGATGATCGAGATTATAGGCCACCCAGCCACATTCCGAATGATATTTCTCTCCACGACCCAGATAACTGATCATAGCTGTTTGGGGGCACACCTTATCCAGCCAGGACAAGGGCACAGGACTATGAGTATGGGTATCAGCGTCAATCCAGATCATCCAGCCTGAGCTTATGTTGTTGGCACACAGGGACACGGAAAATACCTTGTAGGCAAATCGCACTGCATTCCATCTAAAGGCTTTTTTGGGGTTCCAAACATCAGGCGGCCCGGCCTGGCCGTGGGCCAAGGGATTGTTTCTATGGCGTTCTACAAAAGCCCTACAGTTGGCACTGACATCCAACAGATCATGAACTTGGGTATTTTGACGAGTAATCTGCGGCCGACAGTTTTCAGCACAGATCACAAGATCCACATCACTGGGCCAATTCTGTTCGAATGTGCTGACCATGCGCTGTGCATATTGTTTTAGACCTTCCTCATGAAACGAGGTAATTACAGTATATTTCATTGTGGATATTTAGTGATCAAATCAGTGGCCTATTTTCCTTTGCAGTGTGCCAAGAACAGCGTGCCTGTAATGAGTGCCATGCTGGACTCTTTGCACCAAGCCGGCATAAGCACCCAGGAAAATAGCTGGGACGCAAATGCGGTGATCATATGGTCGGTGCTATGGGCGGGTCGTATGGCCGCCAATCAGGCTGTTTGGAGCCATTATCGTAGTCTGGGTCGTCCTGTAATCATCATAGATGTGGGTGCCCTGTATCGCGGAGAAACTTGGAAAGTGGCCTTGAACTCTATCACAGCTGACGGGTACTATGGACATACCGAAAATCTGGATTGGGATCGCCCCAGACGCCTGGGCATAAGCCTGGCCCTCAATTTAACCCGCAACCCCAGGATTGTAATTGCTGCTCAGCATGCTCGTAGTCAACAGGTGGTAGGCTTGGTCAGCATGGAAGGGTGGATCATAAATCAAGTTGAACGCCTGCGGGCTGTTACCGACCGGCCCATCGTAGTACGCCCACACCCCAGAAGTGCATTGAACTGGGCCGGACTGGTACACTTGCCCAAGGACGTCATCATAGAGCAACCACAGAAAATAGACAACACCTATGACAGCTACAACTTGGCCTTTGATTGTCATTCCATCGTCAATCACAATTCAGGTCCTGGCATACAGGCTGCACTTGCAGGAACCAGGCCCGTGGTTGACAAAACCAGTCTGGCCCATCCTGTGAGCATACAAATAGAAAACATTGACCAGCCCTATACAGTGGATCGTGATCGGTGGTTGACTGAAATTTGTCATACCGAATACACAGTTGAAGAAATCAAGAAAGGACTATGGTTACAACGCCTACGACCCCGACTGGACCTATAGACTGCGCCTGTGTGATCCACGGCGACGCCTACTCTTGGACCTATGTGGAACGCTTGTACAACATGCTGAGCCGCCATATTAC